TGATAAAGATTCTAGAGAAGACTATGACAGCATTGCAGAAGAAGGTGTTACACTATTAGGTTTACAAGATGAAAATGGTGATGAACCTTTTCCAGGAGCATGTGGTGCAACGCATCCAGCTTTAACACAAGCAGTTGTAAAGTTTCAAGCAAAAGCATATAAAGAATTATTCCCTACAGAAGGGCCAGTACGTACACGTATTATTGGAGCACAAACTCCACAAAAAACAGAACAAGCAAATCGAGTTAGACATTTTTTAAATTACCAAACACAATTACAAATGCCAGAGTATGGCCCAGAGTTAGATCGTTTATTATTCTATGTTGGGTTATATGGTTCTGCATTTAAAAAAACATATTGGGATGCAACATTACAAAGACCACGTACTCAATATGTTAAAGCACAAGATTTTTATATAGACTATTATGCATCTGATTTAGAAACAGCAGAACGTTTTACACACACGTATTCAATGTCACAAAATGAAATACGTAAATATCAAATAGCAGGAATGTTTAAAGATACAGAAGTTATGGATTCTCCAATGGATGGAGAGTCTAATGCTGAAGAAACAGCTAATGAAGCTGTTGGTGTATCTAGACCTTCTATGCAAAAAGATCGTGTGGAAATATTAGAGATGCATGTTAATTTAGATTTACCTGGATTTGAAGATGAGAATGGTATTGCATTACCTTACATTGTTCACATGACAGATGATAATACAATTTTAGCTATTAGAAGAAACTGGAATCAAGATGATCAAGCAAGAAAGAAAAAACATTTCTTCACTCACTTTACAATGATTCCAGGATTAGGTTTTTACGGATATGGTTATCTACATTTAATTGGTGGATTAACTAAAACAGCTACGTCCTCTATGCGTCAATTAATTGACGCTGGTACCTTTGCGAACTTGCCAGGTGGTTTCAAGGCACACGGTCTTCGTGTCCTTGCACCTGACGAGCCTATTGCACCAGGTGAATGGAGAGAAGTAAATAGTCCTGCGGGCGATCTTGGTAAAGCGTTACAACCATTACCATTTAAAGAACCATCTGGAACTTTATTTAATTTAATGCAATACGTCGTGAACACGGCAAAAGAGTTTGCAGACTCTAGTGATCATATTGTAGACAATGCATCTAATTATGGGCCAGTTGGTACAACTATGGCATTGTTAGAACAATCATCTAAGATGTTTAGCGCTGTGCACAAACGTTTGCATTCAGCCCAATCTAAAGACTTACGTATTTTAGCAAGATTAGATCATGAGTATCTACCTGATATGTATCCATACGAAGTTGCAGGGGGTGCACAGCAAGTTTTCAAACAAGACTTTAATTTAAAATCAATTGATGTAGTTCCAGTAACTGATCCTAATATGCCTAGTGAGTCACATAGGATTGCAAAAATAAATGCAATTATGTCCATAGCTCAACAACAACCTGCATCATATAACATGGAACAAATTGGAATGGAATTATTTCAAGCAATGGGAATTGATGAACCACAAAGATATTTAAAGAAAAAGCAACAACCTATTAGTGCTGATCCTATAACAGAGAATATGGCAGTAATGAAAGGGGCACCTTTACAAGCTAAACCTGAACAAAATCATGATGCGCATTTAGTAACTCATGCTTTAATTTTACAAAATAAAACGTATCAAGGTAATCAGCAAATGATGCAATTATTAACATCACACATACAAGATCACATGGCATTAAAATACAGACAAGAAATGATGCAGATGATTCAAAATCCACAGATGCAACAAGCACTTATGTCAGGACAGCCACTACCTCCTGAAATGGAAAATCAAGTAGCATTAATGGCAGCTAACGCGGCAGATCAAGTTAATCAATTAGATATAGAAAAAGAAAAAATCTTATCTGGTGAGAAAGACAAAGAAGATCCTGTAAGCAAACAAATAGAATTACAACAAATGGAACTAGATCTTAAACGTCAAGTTCACATGGATAAGATTGCATTAGAAGAATCTAAAATGATTATTGATGATGAAAATAAAGATGAAGATCGTATGCTCAAAGCAGAACAAATGAATATGAAGTTTGCTGGAGATGTAGCAAGAGATGCTAAGAAAACAGTAAGCATAGCAATGAAAGGTATAAATAAAAATGTCTAAAGATTGTGGATGTGAACAAGGTAATAGAAACGGTAAGAGGCCATAATGGCAAAAAAGGGATTATACGCTAACATACATGCTAAGAGAAAGCGTGGAGGTAAAATGAAAAAGAAAGGTGCAAAAGGAGCACCTACTGCTGCTAATTTTAAAAGAGCAAAACAAACTGCAAAGAAAAAATATGGCAAAAAAGAAAAAAAGTAAATCTACAGTTAATAAAGCAGGTAATTACACAAAACCTGGATTGCGTAAAAGAATTTTTAATCGTATTAAAGCACAAGCTTCACACGGAACTGCGGCAGGTAAGTGGTCAGCTAGAAAAGCACAAGCTATGGCTAAAGCTTATAAAAAAGCAGGTGGTGGATATAAATCATAATGGGTTTAGCTAAATCACAAAAGAGTTTAAAAGATTGGGGAAAACAAAAATGGCGAACTAAATCTGGTAAAAAATCTAGTAAAACTGGAGAACGTTATTTACCTGAGAAAGCTATTAAAGCCCTAACTTCTAAAGAATATGCGGCTACTACTAGAGCAAAAAGAAAAGCTAAGAAAAAAGGAAAGCAGCATAGTAAACAACCTAAGAAGATAGCAAATAAAACTAGAAAATATAGAACATAGAAAGGACTACATTATGCCACAAGGAAAAGGAACATACGGAAGTAAAAAAGGAAGACCACCTAAAAAGAAAAAAGGTAAAAAAGTAAAAGGTAAACTAAACAAATTAGACATGAATAAAGATGGTAAAATTACTAAAGAAGATTTTGCTATGTTAAGAGGTAAAAAGAAAAAGAAAAAATAATGGCAAAGAAAAAGACTGCAGCATGGCAACGTAAAGAAGGTAAAGATCCTAAAGGCGGATTAAACGCTAAAGGTGTTCGTTCTTATCGTAAAGCCAATCCAGGTTCTAAACTTAAAACTGCAGTCACAACTAAACCATCTAAATTAAAGAAAGGTTCTAAAGCTGCCAAAAGACGTAAGTCATTTTGTGCTAGAATGGAAGGTATGAAGAAAAGACGTACTTCAGCTAAAACAGCAAGAGATCCTAATTCTAGAATAAATAAGTCCTTGCGTAAATGGAACTGTTAGGTTATAATGTCAAAGCAGAAAAGAAATTACAGAAAAGAATACGATAACTACCACTCTACTGATAAGCAAAAGAAAAGACGAGCTAGTCGTAATAAAGCTAATAAGTTAAAAGGTAGGAAAGGTATGGATGTTGATCATAAGGATGGTAATCCTTTAAACAATAAATCTAGTAATCTAGTTGTAAAATCTAAAAAAGCAAACAGATCATTTAAACGTAACAAAAAGGCACAGAAAGCATGAAGAAATTATTAGTATTATTAATGTTGGTAACTTTAGCATCACCAGTTTTAGCAGATTCCACAAATGATAACAACGCACAAACAAACACTTCTGGAAGTAATACTCAGATAACAGGTGGATATACAGCCACTACTACAAATAATAATGATGGACAAACTAATACAACAACAACTACAAATACTACTAGTAATTCAACAACAGGTTCTGATATACCTGTAGGTTCCGCAAATGCCCCCTCTTACTCAGCAATGAGTCAAGATGTATGTTCAATGGGTGTTAGTGGCTCTATATCTACATTAGGTGTAGGTATCTCGGGGGGCAAACATGTCAGGGATTTAAACTGTGAACGTATTAAGCTTAGTAAGGTACTTTTTGATTATGGCATGAAAGTGGCAGCTGTGTCAATTTTGTGTCAAGATGAGCGAGTTTTTTCAGCAATGGCTCATGCAGGTACTCCTTGTCCATTTGAAGGAAAAATAGGGAAAGAAGCTTTAGAACAATGGAATAAGTATGATATTGAAAGACCAGACTATGATTCTTATGTGTCAAAAGTAGACAGTAGTTCTAAGATTGATGAAGAACTAGAAGAAATAGCAAGGCAAGAAGAAGCTGAAAGACTTAGAAAAGAACAAGAAGCTTTAGCTAGAAAAATAGCAGAAGAGAA